CGGCCGACCCCCCCGGCCCCCCCGCCCCGCGCGCCGGCGGGCCCCCCAAAACTCTATGCTCACGCTATGTTACTGGTCCCCCGTTCACATTTTTCTTAAAAAAGGTTCTCAAAAAATATTTTATCTGTTAAGGGTGAGAAATGAGATATTCTAAGAAGCCAGAGAAGACGCCAGCGAATAAGTCTAATGCTAAGGCGAAGAGTTTACTGAAGAGTAAGGGTTATGCGAAAAGAGCACAAAAGTCCTAGTGGTGGTTTAACTGCTGCTGGTCGTCGTCATTTTAAGCGGATTGAGGGGGCTAATTTAAAGGCACCTGTTCCCAAGGGTACGAATCCTCGTCGTGTTTCTTTTGCTGCTCGGTTTGCTGGTATGAAGGGGCCTATGAAGGATGAGAAGGGTCGCCCTACTCGCAAGGCCTTGGCGTTAAAAAAGTGGGGCTTTGGTTCTGTGGAAGCGGCTCGTAACTTTGCAAGGAGGCATAAGAAAAGCTAATGTGTTTTGGTGGTGGTGGAAGTAGCGGCCCTAGTGCTGATGAAATGTATGAGGAGCAGAAGCCTGAGTTTGGTCCTTTGCCTTCTTTAGCTGTTAAGCGGAAAAAGGATCGCAAGCCTGTTGAGTTAGAGGATGTAAAGCGGAAGGGTTATCAGGCTCGTTCTTTGCTGATGCCCACTAACACAGGAGATTACTAATGCCTAAGGGTGGATCTCCGAGGGACAAAATAAATGCTCGTTATTCGTTGCTCTCTAAGCAATTAGAAAGCATGCCCGAAGATTACTCTATGGTGACTAAGTTGCGCCGCAAGGTTAAGGAGTTTCTTGGCACTTCTGATGGGCAGATGGTTACTAGTATGAAGCGTGAAAACCTTTTGAAGAAGGTTAAGAAGTTAGAGAGCGCTGCTAGTGAGAAGTTCCGCAGTCAAATGAATATAAGCGAGGAACAAGATGGCGGTTAATGCTGCTGGTAATTATACCAAGCCTAAGATGCGGAAGTCTTTGTTCAACAGAATAAAGGCTGCTAATGTTCAAGGCACTGCTGCTGGCAAGTGGTCGGCACGTAAGGCGCAGTTACTTGCTAAGAGATATAAAGCTGCGGGCGGTGGGTATAGATGAAGGCTTCTCAGAAGTCATTACTTAACTGGGGTAAGCAGAAGTGGCGCACCAAGTCTGGCAAGAAGTCCAGTGAAACAGGTGAGCGTTATCTTCCTAGTAAGGCTATCGCTGCTCTTAGCTCTTCTGAATATGCAGCTACAACCGCAGCTAAACGAAAGGGTAAGGCAAAAGGTAAGCAGCATGTGGCTCAACCGAAAGCTATTGCCAACAAAGTAAGGAAGTATAGAACCTAATGGCTTGGTACACAGCAAACGATAATAAGATTTACACAGGGCCGACTCATACATTGGGCGGCTCAACTTATTCTGGCGCGACTCGCACCTCGGATTCACGGCGTCTTATCGAAGGCCCAGATCCAAAACCCGCACCTAAGCCCAAGAAGAAGGCTGTTAAAAAGTGAGCTTTATAACTACCATTAAGCAGCAAGATCTAGATCTTCTTCGCGGCATTGTTCGCAAGGTTCACTTTGCTTACATAGAAGAAAAGCATGGCAAGTCTTTTGTTACCAATGCTGAGTGCGATAAGCTGATTGAAAGCATTGCGCCTGAAGTAGTAGAAGACATGATTCGCTTTGGAGTCAACAAGGGGCTTAGATGACTGACTTCAAGTACAAACCAGATGGTGACGTACTCAAGGCTTTTATGAAAGACGATACATTCTTTCGTGGCGTAAGAGGCCCAGTTGGTTCTGGTAAATCTGTTGGTTGCTGTGTTGAAGTATTTCGCCGCGCACTTTCTCAAAAGAAAACAGAATCAGGAATACGCAAAAGTCGTTGGGCTATTATTCGTAATACCAACCCACAGTTAAGAACTACTACTATTAAGACTTGGCTTGATTGGTTTCCCGAAAGCGATTGGGGTAGATTTACTTGGTCTGTTCCGTACACTCATCATATTAAAAAGGGGGACATAGACCTTGAGGTTATCTTCCTTGCTCTTGATAGGCCAGAAGATGTTAAGAAACTCTTATCTTTGGAACTTACCGGCATCTGGATTAACGAGGCGCGAGAGGTTCCTAAAAGTATTATTGACGCCTGTACGATGCGTGTTGGGCGGTTTCCTTCTATGCGTGATGGTGGTCCTAGTTGGACTGGCGTTATTGCCGATACCAACGCCCCTGAGGAAGATCATTGGTGGCCCATTATGGCTGGAGAGGTTCCAATCCCAGATCATATTCCGCGTGAGCAAGCTAAGATGCTGGTTAAACCAGACAACTGGGCTTTCTATACGCAGCCCTCTGGGATGGTGGCGAAGAAGAATGAGGAGGGAGAAGTAGAGGGTTACGCTCCAAACACCAAGGCTGAGAACACAAAGCACATGTTGAAGTCTTATTACCCCAATTTAATTCAAGGTAAGACAAAAAGTTGGATAGATGTTTATGTAATGAACCAGCTTGGAACCATTCAAGATGGCAAGCCTATATACCCAATGTTCGCAGCAGACACGCATGTTGCAAAAGAAGAAATCGCCATTGCCGCTTCGTTGCCCCTTTATGTCGGCTTAGACTTTGGCCTAACCCCCGCCGCCGTGCTAGGGCAAAAGGTAAGGGGAAGATGGTTAATCCAAGCTGAAGTCGTTGCATTTGATATGGGCATTGTAAGATTTGCAGAAGTTCTGAGGCAGGAAATAGCCACAAGGTTTTCAGAGTGTTCTGATGTCTATATATATGGCGATCCAGCGGGAGACTTTAGAGCGCAGACTGATGAATCGACTCCATTTCACATTCTGCGCGGTGCTGGCTTGAAGGCGTTTCCAGCGCCCTCCAACTCTGTTGACCTGCGTCTTGAATCAGTCTCCTCCCAGCTGAACAAGATGACCGAAGGTAAGCCAGCATTTTTAATTGATAGGCGCTGTCCACAGCTTATTAAGGGCTTTGAGGGTGGCTATCAGTATAAGCGCATGGAGGTGTCTGGTGAAAGATATGCTGACAAACCAGATAAAAACATGTATTCGCATATTCATGACGCGCTTCAATACCTGTTGTTAGGTGCTGGTGAAGGACGAGCCTTGATGAATAATCAGAAACCGTCTAAGCCTGTAGTAGCTAAGAGGAACTTTGATGTATTTAACAAAGGCCCACGTACACGCAGATCAGCTGGCGTTTGGTCTAGAATGTAGGAGATAGTTATGTGCTTTCCAAAACGTAGCAGTAAAAAACCTGTGCCAAAGGCAAAACAGAAAACAGAAAAGCAAGTGGCTGTAGAGCAAAGAATTGAAGCGGATGAGCAAAAACGTGAAGAAGTTGAAAAGGTTGCTGAAAAGAAACGAGAAGATATTTCTGAAGCAATAGAAACCAAAACTGAAAAACGCAATGTGCGTGGATCTAGTGGCCGTATGCGTGGCGGTCGTGGTCGTAGATCTTTATTCCGTTCTGGTGGCGCTGGATTCTTAGGGCGGTTTGGATAATGAATACTTTAGCAGAGCAAAAACTAAAGAAGTACCAAAAGGCAAAAGCTTTTCGGGAAAACTGGGTTCCTCTCTTTGAGGAGTGTTATGAGTACGCTCTGCCTCAACGTGAGTCATTTTATTATGAAGAAGCTGGACAGCGCAGAGATGAAAAGATCTTTGATGAAACAGCTGTCGTAGGCGTTCAGGAGTTTGCTAGCAGGTTGCAGTCTGGTATTGTTCCTAACTTTGCTAGATGGGCTGATCTTATGTCTGGTAGTGAAGTACCGAAAGATCAGCGCGAAGCAATTGATAATGAGTTAGATGAAGTTACCGATTATGTATTTGAGGTATTGCAAAATTCTAACTTTAGCCAAGAGGTTCATGAATCCTTTATGGACTTGGCTGTTGGTACTGGTGTCTTGTGCGTCGAAGAAGGGGATTCAATTAATCCAATAAACTTTACAGCAATACCTCTTCCGCATGTCGTACTTGATACTGGTCCAGACGATAAGATTGACCATGTATTTAGAGAGCGTAAAAAGATCCCCTTTGACGATCTAAGTATTCTTTTTCCTGACGCTGTATTTGATCCAAAGGTTGAGCAGCAAATGGGTAAGGACAGAGAAACTACTGTCCTTGAACTTGTGTGTCGTGACTACAGCAGAAGAAACGAAGAAGCTTACTATCATTACGCATTCTGCATGACTACTAAAACAACGTTACATCAAAAACAGATGAAGGGCGTAGGGTCTAATCCGTTTATTTGCTTTAGATGGTCCAAGTGTTCTGGCGAGGTATATGGTCGTGGCCCCATTCTTAATGCTTTGTCTGCTATTAAAACTACCAACTTAACGATTGAGCTTATTCTTGAGAATGCTCAAATGTCTATTTCTGGTATATATCAGATGGAAGATGATGGCGTAATTAATCCTGATACAATTAATTTGGTGCCCGGAACTATTATACCAAAGGCTATGGGTTCTGCTGGCCTTCAGCCTATACAAGCTGCTGGTCGCTTTGATGTAGCGCAGCTTGTTCTTAATGATATGCGCCTTAATATTCGCAAGGCTTTGTTTATGGATATGCTTGCTGATCCCAACAAAACTCCTGCGACTGCAACTGAGGTAGCTGAAAGAATGGCAGACCTATCCAGAAGGATGGGTTCTTCATTTGGCAGGCTGCAAGCTGAACTCGTGCAGCCCGTACTTCAACGTGTAATTTACATCTTAAAGAAGCAGGGCCGCATAGAAGTACCTACAGTAAATGGTAGGGAGGTTAAAGTGCGTTCTGTATCTCCGCTTGCACAAGCGCAAGCAAACGAAGACATCTCAAGTGTTGCGCGTTTCTTAGAGCTTGTTGGTGGAGCCTTTGGCCCTGAGATGATGCAAATGTTAGTTGACTCAGAGCAAACAGCTATATTCCTTTCTAAGAAGTTTGGCGTGCCAGAAAGCTTGATTCGTGATGAAGAACAGCGTAGACAAATAGCTGCAATAGCGCAGCAAATGGCTCAACAGCAACAAGGAATGCAAGTTGGCGACGAAGGCTAATATTGGCATAGATGGAATACAGCGTCACACAAATAAAGACGTTGAAATAAGTGAAAACATAGCTCAGATATTTAACACGCCTACTGGAAAGGCTGTGCTTCAATATCTTCGGTCTATAACTATTGAGATGGTTAATGGACCTAACGTATCTACAGAAGAGCTAAGACATATAGAAGGGCAGCGGTATGTAGTTGGCCTTCTTGAACAACGCATATCTCATGCACATAGGAGTAAAAACAAATGAATGATGACGCAGCAATTCAAGCGGCTGAAGCAGATGGCCGTGACTTTGTAACTCAGCAAGATGTAGAGCAGTCTGTTGCACCTGAGCGCCCAGAGTGGCTACCTGAGAAATATAAAACAGGTGAAGATTTAGCAAAAGCATATAAAGAACTTGAGTCTAAACTTGGTGGCAAAGATGAGGAAATACGAGAAGCTTTGCTTGAAGAAATAAAAGCAGAAGCTTTTGCTGATAGGCCAGAGACTGCTGGTGATTATCAACTTCCAGACATTGTTGACGATGAACTTGCTGTTGATAATGAGCTTTTGCAATGGTGGTCTGAGCATTCTTTTGAGAATGGCTATGGGCAAGAAGAGTTTCAAAAGGGTATAGAAATGTATGCTCAAGCGATTAATGCAGATCAGCCAGATATAGAAGCTGAGTCAGCAAAGCTTGGTGATAATGCCAGCACAAGAATTGAAGCCGCTTCTGTATTCGCTAACAAGTTTTTTCCAGAAGATGCACTGCCAGCTATTGAGCGCATGTGTGAATCTCATGAAGGTATTTTAGCTTTAGAAACCATTATGGATAAAATGAAAGATGGTAACTTTGCTGGAAATGCTAGCCCTTCCCCATCAATTACTGAGCAAGGCTTGCAAGAAATGATGAAAGACCCAAGATATTGGGAGCCTCGTAATAGAGATGCAAACTTTGTAAAGCAGGTGGATGATGGATTTAAACAACTTTACAGAGGTTAAGATAATAAAAAGGGGGAGTTACTATTTAACTCCCCTTAAATCTTTTCACATTGATGAGCTTGAAAGAGTTTTATCAAAAGAAAATCGCAGAGAGATAAAGTTATTAGGATACTGCGATGTAAGAACAGCATTAGAAGTAATGAGCAAAACTTCAGAAGCTTATGTCTGCCGTAAAGATGGAGGTGAGCTTTTGTTTGTTGGTGGCCTTTGGTTTTGTGAGGATCAAGATTGGCCTCAAATGTTTGCAATGTTTTCCAGTAAAATAAGGGAAAACTTTACAATGTTAGCGCGTGGATCAAGAATGCTAGTAGAGTTTTTTGATCAAAGCCAATCGCATATGTCTATGACAATTCTTGCTGATTATGAAGGCATGGTAAGCTGGGCAACGTGGTTAGGGTTTGATCCTGTTGGTGTGTCTATACAGAACGGAAATAAGTATGTTGAATTTGTTCGTTGCAATTTAGATCAAAATTGTGTTTATGATGAACCACGACAGCCCGTAATACATTGAAAGGCCCGTAAGGATACCCTTGTTGAGATAGAAAAGCGGATACCTGTGATCAACTGAAACTTCTAATAGGACTGTAAAAATGGCTAATACTATTGATCAAGCCTTTATCAAGCAGTTTGAAACTGAAGTACATATGGCGTATCAGCGTATGGGTTCCAAGTTACGGAACACTGTGCGTACGACAAATGTCACAGGTTCAACTGCTCGCTTCCAAGTAATTGGAAAAGGCACTGCAAATACTAAAACTCGCAATGGTGATGTTACTGCAATGGAACTTGCACACACCAATGTCGAAGCAACTATGGCTGACTTCTACGCGCCAGAGTATATCGACAAGCTTGATGAGTTGAAGATCAACATTAATGAGCGTCAAGCTGTAGCGCAATCTGCCGCTGCTGCTCTTGGTCGCAAGACTGACGAAATCTTAATTGCAGCAATGGACGCGGGTGCTAACAGCACTCAGATTCATGATACAAGCTCTGCTCTTGAAAAAGCTGATTTGTTGACATTGTTTTCAACATTTGGTGCAGAGGATATTCCAGAAGATGGACAGCGCTACTTAGCAATGTCGCCTACTGGTTTTGCCGACTTGTTTGCAATTAACGAGTTTGCAAGTTCTGATTATGTTGGCCCACAAAATCTGCCGTTTGCTGGCGGTATGACAATGAAAGAGTTCTTAGGCTTTAAGATCTTCTCAACGTCTGCTGTAGCTGGTGGTAAAAACTTTGCTTACCATACTTCAGCGGTTGGGCTTGGCGTTAATGCTGATGTTCAAACTGAAGTAAACTATGTAGCGCAAAAGGTTTCACACCTTGCAACATCAATGATGTCTATGGGTGCTGTTGTCATTGATGACGATGGTGTCTTTGAAGTCCTTGATAACAACTAAAGGGATGGGGGCTTCGGCCCCCAAACTACTATGCCAAGAGTAGCTGACTCATCATTAGAAGTTGCAAGCAACGCTTTATACCTTATTGGCGCTGATGGAATTACTGACTTTACAGCAAATACATCTGAAGCAAAAATAGCCAATGCGCTGTATGAAGACATAGTACAGACTTCATTTGCCTCTTTTCGTTGGCGTTTTGCTACAACTCAATCTAATTTAACAAGGTTAACCACTACCCCCAAAGGTAGATTTGCAGCATCCTATCATATTCCAGCATCCTGTATTACTGTTATAGCTGCTACTGTTAATGACATGCCAATTAAGTATGACATTTATAGCAATAAAGTATTTTGTGACGCGGACGCATCAGATACTGTTGTCTTAGATTATGTCCAGAGGGCGTCTGAATCTAGCTGGCCCTCCTACTTTACAACAGCAATTGAGTTTACTCTTGCTGGATCATTTGCAATCTCTTTAGCTAGGGATGCACAGCTTGCTCAGTTAATGGAGCAAAAAGCTGCGGCATTGTTTATTAAGGCTAGGAATATTGATTCTCAGCAACAAACGACACGCAAGCTAACAACATCGAGGTTTATTGCTGAAAGGCGCAGTTAATGCAGAAAGTAAGAGTTCCAATTAACAGCTTTCAGTATGGCGAAATTAGTGATTCTCTATTAATGAGAACTGATTCACCTGTTTATTCTCAGTCTGCTCAAGAGCTAGAAAACTTGGTTGTTATGGCCGAAGGCTCAGTTAAAAAACGTTTTGGTCTAAAGCATCAATATACTTATGGCATAACATACAGTTCTACTTATCCAGAACAATCTCATTTGTTTAGATTTGTTTTTGATACAAACGAAGAATATGTAATTTCAGTTGAGCATCAAAAGGTAAGGTGTTTTAGAAAGCTTGCCAATAATGACTTAACTCTTGTCTCCACATTAACTCAAGATGTTAGCAGCGCTACCTTGCCTTTTGATCGGGAGTATTTGCGAGAATATACAGCTGCACAATATGGCGATGTAATGTTTATTTGTCATCCTTTGTTTGCGCCAAGAATGCTTGTCAGAACTAGTCTTACAAGTTTTGAGGTGAGTACTTATGCGTTTGACTCAAGAGCAGATAATATTGTTACATATCAACCATACTCTAGGTTTCATGCATCTGGGGTTACTCTTAATCCTTCCGCTGTAACAGGAAATGGAATTAGTTTAATTACTAGTTCTGCTTATTGGACGCCAGATCACGTTGGAACAACTGTAAGATATCATGAATCTGAAATAACTATTACGGCATACAACTCTTCAACCAACGTAACGGCTAATGTTGTTGATAATCTTTCTGCCAGACTATCTGTTGTTAATCCATTAAGAACTAGAGATGGTTCAAATATAGTAGAGGTTACACATGTTTTGCATGGCCTTAATGTAGGAGATGCAATTACAATCCAAAATGCTTCATCTACAGGTGGTATTAACACTGGCAATTTAAATATTACCGATCAAGTCAGAGAAATAATAGATGATAATACATACACTTATCAAGCTGGTGGAAATGCATCTAGCAGTGAGGATGGTGGTGGGGTTGTATCTGTATCGTGCCATGCTCCAACAACAACATGGGATGAGCAAGCGTTTTCTGCTGTAAGAGGATACCCTGCTGCGGTTGCCTTTCATGAAAATAGATTGTGTTTTGGGGGAACTTTATCAGAACCCGATACAATATGGATGAGTAAACTTGGAAGTTTTTTTAACTTTGATGTAGGTGAGGCAGCTGATGATGAGTCAATTAATTTAGTCGCTGCTACAGGCGATTCTCATGAAATCAGATATTTAGTTTCTAACCGTGATCTGCAAGTCTTTACAGCTACAGGTGAGCTTTATATTCCTACTTACTTAAACCAAGCAATAACGCCTACCAATGCTCAAATAAGAATGCAAACTCCATATGGCAGTAGCTTTGTATTGCCTTGCTCTATAGATGGTGCAACTATTTTTGCTCAAAGAAGTGGGAAGATAGTTAGAGAATTTTTGTATTCAGACTCTGAAGATGCATATACAGCCTCTTCAATATCTACCCTTGCTTCTCATCTTATAGACAATCCTAAGTATCTTACTGTTACTCATGGTTTATTTAATTTACCTGATTCATATGCAGCGCTTACATTAAGCAATGGTAATTTGACTTTATTTTCATCTAACAGGGCTGAAAGAAAAGCTGCGTGGACAAGTGTTACTACGGATGGAAGCTTTGATTCAGTCATTGCAATAAATAAAACTTTATATGCTAATGTGTATGATTCAAATAATGAGCTTCAACTTTGTAAATTTGATTTAGAAAATTTAGATTTTTCTGAACTGCACACATTTTCAACACAATTAACTGTTGGCCCACTGTATACAAATGGTGATGTAATTTCTGTAAATGGTTATAAGAACAGCACCTCTGAATACACTTACTTAGGTGATTTTACCGTTGGGGATGTTGGCGGTGTAGCAAATAGAATTGATTTGTCTGCTTATTCTAGCTCTGGTTATGACGCTGTTCTTGTTGGTAAGAAATTTACAGTCAAATTAACAACCAATCCAATAGATGCGAATATGGGGAGCGGTCCTGTAACTGGTGAGGTTCGTGGAATTACTAATGTTATTGTTGATGTAAAGGACACAACGTCAATGAATGTAAACTCTAAGCTTGCTATTGATGAAAGTTTTACAGGAAAAAAAGAAATAAAGCTTCTTGGCTACAACAGAAATCCACAAGTAGTTATTGAGCAAAGTGATCCAGAAGCAATGCAAATTAATGGAATAGTAGCGGAGTTAGTAGTTCAATGAGTTTAGCTGTTCTTAGTCTTGCTGGTTCACTTTTTGGCGCAATGGGGCAAATTAGCGCTGCTAAAAGACAGCGTGAGGCTGCTGATTTAAACGCATTTCAAATTAAAACAGACAAAGTTTTAAATGAAGTCCAAGCCTTGCAGATGTCTAGGGCAAGGCGAGAAGAGTATGAATTAGCAACATCAGCTAATGTAGCTGCATTTGCTGCCGCTGGTCGTGATGTTGGAACGGACAGAAGTGTTGAAGCTTTTTTAGAAAGGCAGAAAGAAGTTATTGCTCAAGATCTTAGTCGCATAAATCAACAAGCTCAGTTTGAAGGTATGAAAGCAAATATGGCAGCTATGACTGAAAGACGCCGTGGGCGTAATGCTTTGAGTGCTGCTATGTTTAGCGCAGTCGGTACTGTTTCAACAGGTATTTATAGATACCAAACAACGAGATAATAAAATGGCTGTTATTAGACAAAAAACACAAGTATTTAATCAGCCTGTAGGTGTTGTAAGAACAGATGCTGGTGCTGCTCAAGTAGGTCAGGCAATTAGCAATGCTGCCTCTAGGATTTCTCAGTTAGCTTATAGGGAAGCTTCTATAAATGCAGAGAAAGCTGGGCAACAGGCCGCTAAATCTCAGCCATCAGACAAGCTTATAGCAATAGATCCAGATACTAATATGCCTGTAGCGTATACACCGCCAGCATCATTTGGAACTATTGCTGCTAGATCATATCAAAATATGATTGATCGTAGATTTGAAGAATCAATTCTTAATGAGTTTGCGTCTAAGGGTTCAGAGTTCGCATCAAGCTCTTCGACCGCTGATCAGTATAAAAACCGTATGACCAACTACATACAAGAAATGTACAACTCAGAGGGTGAGGCAACTGCTTATAGCACTTACATTAAGGAAGCTGGCTCTGAGTATGTTGCAAGTACATACGCATCATTAGCAAAGAAACAGGCTGAAGCAGCAAAGAAAGCATTAACAAATCAACAGCTGATGTCTGGTTATCTTGACGAAAAAAAGCTGGCTAATCTTATTGCTGCTGGTGGATCTGATGAAGACATTTTAGATTTATCTAACTCTCTTCGTGCTAAATACTTAGACTTAAAAAATACAAGTAGCATGACGTTTGCATCATGGAAGTCAGCCAATGATCGCATTGATGGGCTTCAAGGTTTGTCTGCAAATAACAACCTTATAGATATATACTCTACGCTTTCATCTTCTGAGCAATCTATGTTCAAGCTTGGGCTTACAAACCCAAGAATTATGTCTGAGCTTGCTAATAAAATAGATCATAATAATTTAGAAGCTTTAGCTATAGAAGCAAAAATAACAACAAGTATACCAACCTTGATTGCTGGTCTGGATTCATTTGCTTCTATAAGCGAAGAGTATGTAGATAATCAGGTTAGCAATATTGTATCTGAGCTTGCTCCAACAATAAGTGCATCTACAACAGTTGATGATATATTTGCTATGATGCTTAAAATTGAAGATGATGATGTTGCCGAGCAAGTTGGAACAGAATTATTTTCTAATTGGATAGAAAAAAATTTAGATGTAGCTGGAAAGAAAGCTAGTGATTTAGATATTATTTCTGAAGCTCTTCAAGATGAAGCATCCCCAGATTATCAAGCAATAGCTGATTTGATTGGTGGTAATAGAGATGAGTTTGGAAGAAGCCATGGTGACATAGTAGCTGGCATGATCCGAACAATGACTCAAAAACAAAGATCTAATCTTGCGTCTGAAATATCTGATAGACGTGCGGCTTTATCTAGGATGGAAGGTGTTGCTGACCTAGAAAAAGAAAATAGATTGCGTCAAAGTCTAATTGATTTTCAAAAAGCTACTGATTTGAAAGCAAGCTTTCAGTCTGCTTTATCAAACATAGAAGCATCTGGATTAGATGAAACAACTCAGCAAACTTTAATAACTGCTGCTAGAGAAAACTTTGCTCTTCAATCAAGAGCTAGAGCAGACAGAATACAGTTGACTACGGTAGATCTTGAAGAATTAAAAGACGCAATAACTCAAGAAGAAACAAATCTAACAGGCAATGCTAAGGAGGCTTATGACTTATTAAGAGAAGCTTATAAGTTTGATCCTGCAAGTACATCTGCTTACCTAGATAGAAAGTTGACAGCATCTACAAATCAAAACAATAGATACATTAATGGCGTTAGAATAGATGCTATTGAAAGTAATCTTGCTGATGTTAGCCCTAATGAGCTAGCATTTTATGACAAGCAATTGTTTGGAGATGTTATTGTAACTGCTGGAACTATGTTTGATTTTCCACAGATTGTAGATGGTCTTAACCAAGGCGTTGTTCTTCCATCTGCTAAAGTTGCTTTAGAATCTGCCTTGACCTCAAATAATGAAGACAACTTAAATGCTGGCATCCAAGCATTTGAGCGCTATTCCAATCTTGAAGCTGTTACAGAAGATGGTCGGCGTACTGGTTTAGATATAATGCGTAAAAATCTTAGCCCAGAGTCGTATGCCTTATACTCTGCGATAAGTCAGTCTGCTCGTGCAGAGGGTGTAGAGCCATTAGCAATTGCGCTTGAGTTTAGAAACTATGATGGCAACATTGATGCCGATATTAAGACAGACCTTGATTTGTCTAAGAGTGCAAACATTAGAAGAGCATTAGATGCTTATCCAATGAGCGCTAATTATAAAAAAGAAATACTAGCAATGCTTCGGATGCAAAAGGTAAGAGGCAATGTAATTACTGAGGATTCGATATCTTCTATAATAGATGGTTACACCTCAAAGATGCGAACAGATCCTAATGTTATTGGGTCTTATATTGGTGACAGCACTGTATATGCTAGGAATAATTATTTTTCAGATTCTGAGATTATTGCGCATAGAGAGCAAATAACTGATCTTATTGCTGATTCTGGCTTGTTTAACGATCTTCTAAAAGGTGGTACTTTCTTAGATTCAGCGGCTGCTGGTTTTGCTAATATAATTGGTGGTAATCTTAGAATTACATCAAAGGCTATTGTTGAAGAGTTTACTAGCGGCGTTGGGGCTAGTGAGGAGTTAAGTGATAGAGATAGGCTAAGAAGAGGGCTGCAAGCTTTAAATATCGAGCTAACCTATAAGCCTGTTGTGTCTTCATTTAACCAAGGTCAACCTATGTACGAGGTAGGGTACATAAATGATTACGGTGGATTTGAGCCAATCATAGTTAATGACACAGCTTTGACTTTAGAAAAGCCAAGGGTTCAAGCTGATCGAAAAGCTGATATGAGATTCCAGTCTCTTAATAATTTGACAGCTGCGTTTAAATCAGATGCGCCTGCTGGCGACAAAGTAATTGCTGAAATTAACTACAAGGCAACTTTAGATCACATGACTGAAGAAATGTTTTTATCTGACGTTAACAGAATAAGAAGATTTAATAGAATACTTGGCGATGATGACATGGCGTTAAATATTTTTAGGTCAAAAAGAAAAGAGTACAATGCTCTTAGCAATGCATTGCAAATAGAAATGACAGAGCCAAATCAATGAAGATAGTTGTTCCAGAAGCAGAGCCGTTTAATGTTGGTAGACAGCCAGTGCAATCTACAGTGCCTACACTTGGGCAAACGGGAAATGCTCAATATGGAAAACTATTTAACCCAATAAAAAACCAGCTGAATTTTTATTCAAGAGCTTCAACCTATGACCCAGAGTCAATTGATCGTGTTGAAACAATAATAGAAAAGCAGGGACTTAATGAGGAAGATGCTCGCTATCTTCGCTTGTTTGGGATTGGCTCTCAAGATAACTTTACTTCTGCGCTAGAGTTTATACAGAAACGTAGAGATAACTATAGCGTATTAAATCGCTCTACTGGTCTTAATTTATTTCTTACTGATCCTAGCCTTCATGCGTCTATTGCTATTCCTTACGGTGGCGTTGCGGCTTCTTTGCACCTTGGTAAAGGTCTTAATGCTTTAGGTTCTACATCTGGTCTTAGGCAAGCTGCGCGCGCAAGACAATTAATGAAGGGGAAGGATCTTACTGCTAAAGATCTTTCTAAGATAGGCGCTCTGGATGCAGCAGTCGTAGACGGCAGTATAACGCTTACTGAGGCGCTTACTGAGATTAGCGAGGGTGAAGACCCAGCAACTGAAATAGGCAACGCAGCGCTTTACACAATGGGTACAGCGGCCGTTGGTGGCCTTCTTGGCTTTGGCATAGGCACAGCGTTGAATAGACCTATTTCTGCGCAAGCCAGACAGGCAACGTTTGGGCGTAAATATAAAGAATATCTCAATAGTGTTTCTGATCAGCCAGCAAAAAGAGGTGAAGACTTATCGTTTACAGGTGAGTGGTTTAATAATTCTTGGTTTATGAAAGCAATACCAACGCCTATTCGTGCAACTATACAAGATAAAAAACTACCAGACTGGGCTAAGATGGATATGCTTCAGCTTGGTGGTGATAATGGAATGCCTTTTGCTATGAACCAACTTGGTAAAAGTGTAGGCAGTTCTACGTTTACTGAGTCTGCAAGACGTCAAGGTGATTGGTTTAAAGCCCTTGATGTTATTAATCAAAACTATCGTGAGGTAAGCCCGCGTGGTTCTGCTGAGTTCTTTAATGTTCCTGTTGGAGAATATGTAGAGCGTGTTCGTCGTAAGCTAGGCAAAGACAGCTTCGCACCTGATGAATGGTACAATCATATTGGCCGTTTAATGGTTGATGAAGTTCCGTATGAAAAAATGACACCGCAGGAAGCAGCATCGGTGCAAGCCGCTCGTAGTTTTTTTGAGCAGTATGGGAAAGAACTAGAAGAGGTTGGCCTTATTAATCCAAAAGATCTTTTTGAAGACAACTATTTAAAAAATGTTGGTCGTCAAATGGAGCTTCAAAGCGTTACTAAAAGCATTGTTGAGCAAAACAAACGATGGATGCGCCCACAGCAAGATAGGCTTTCAACAGACATAGAGAAAATAAACAATAAACTTAAACAACTAAACAAAACTGCTACTACAAGAGGTTTGACCAATAAGCAGGTTACTTTTAAATCTGATTTAGAAAAAGAACTTGTTATGAAGCAAGACTTAGTAGGAAGGTTTGATGACGCATTTGACAAAATACAAAATGCAAAATCAATTGATGAACTAGCTTTGCTTTATAAAGAGTTAGATCTTACTGCTGACATGCGTAGCGCCCTGCAAGATCTAGCTAAGGCTATGGATGAAACAAAAGTTAGAATTGATAACGCTATGGATATGATGGATGAAATGCCATCAGTTAAATCTCCTAATAATTACCTTATGCGTATCTTTAACCGCCGTAAGATTGAATCAGACCGAGAAGGTTTAAAGAATATCTTAATGAATTGGTTTCGTGAAAACCCACAGATTATTGTTAAGGGTGATGACAAACTATTTAAGAAGCAAGAGTTAGCAACTGATCCCGTATCCCTTGAGCGTAGGGCTAACGAAACTATAGACAATATTCTTGGAGAAACAGACGAAGATGCTGTCGATGCAATCTTTACTGGATTTGGTCGCAGCGGCCCGCTTGTATCTCGTCGCCTTAATATTCCTAATCACTTGATTAAAGATTACATTGTGACTGACATTAAGGAAGTTATGATTGCTTACACCAATCGTGTTGGTCCGCGACTAGAGTATCACAAACGTTTTCGTGATCCAGAAACTAATCAGATAATGCCGCTAGAAGGAAGAATAGATTATTACAAATCTAGGCTTATCAAGGATGGTGTTGATGAAGCTACAATAAATAAGTTTATTAAAAACTTTGTTGCAATTTATGACCAAGTAGTTGGCACAACGCTTAAACGTCCTGATGCCATAGACACTAAAGTAGCTGACTTTCTTAGAACAGCAACAAGCTGGACGTTTCTTGGCGGCTCTGGCTTAGCAGCGGTTGGTGATGCTGCGTCTTTATTTATGGATCATGAGCTTAAAGCTATTGGCAAGTCAGTGCTTGGCACAATGGACGATATATCCTTAAAGGCATCTAAGAGAGAGCTTAATCTTGCTGGTGAAGCACTAGAGATTGTTCGTGGTATAACTCACTTGCGGTACATGGAAAGCCTTACGAATGATGTCTTTAGCAAAACTATTCCTGATAAGCTAAACAATGCCTTTTACATTATGAATGGTTTGGCTCCTGTAACTGTAGCTATTAAAACATTTGATGGTTTGCTTCGCGGTCATACAATTATTGACTCAGCTATTAAACTAGGCACAGGTAAGGCTAGCAAGTTTGAGAAAGAGTTTTTAGCTAGATATAATATTACACCAAAACTAGCTAAGCAAATAGCTGACTCTCCTTATGAAAAAAGCCAAGGCGGTTTGTTTTTGCCAAACACAGAAGCTTGGACAGATGAGGCGGCAGTTATTGCATTTAGAAATGCTTTATCTTCTGGCGTTATGAACAGAGTAATTATGGGTACGCCAGCAGATAAGCCTATTGTAATGAGTGGTGTTGCTTATATTCCAGAGCATTTAGCTAAATTTCTTCCATTTGAAACTACTATTGATCCTAGAGTTAAAGGGTATCGAAGAGCAGAAAGTGGATTACTGGCTTTACCGTTTACTTTTTATAGCTACACAATGGGTGCTTTGAGTAAGATTACTGCTAACCATGCCTCTGGTGCGGTTCGCAACCGTTTGTCTCATGTAGCTGTTGCTATGGGTCTTGGGTATATGATTGTAAATGCTCGCACTCCAAGCTGGGCTTGGAAGGATATGGACGTTGAGGATAAGATTATGAGATCTTTTGACTTCTCAGGTCTTGCAGCAATTTATAGCGACATGGTTTATCGTGGTATAGCAATGGCTAGTGAAATGGGATTAGAAAATAACTTTCCTATTCAGCCAAAGTTCCAAGCTCCACCAGATAAGATTGGTGCATTAGTTTCTTTAGGTGGTGCTCCTGCTGATTGGAGCTATGAAGTTTTAAGTTCTATTGGGCAAATGCTTTCTGGCGATGTTCAAGACGGAGCTAAGGGTCTTATTCGTATGACGCCACTTATAGAAACAATGGCGACTGGCGATATAATAAAAGATACGGCAAAAGATCTGACTGGGTATTTACCAAACAGACAGTAAAGTTTGAAATTAATTAATAACTATGGTAACGGAAGTTAAGCCAAATAGGAGATTAACATGGCAACTTTAGCAAATCGGGTATATGATTCTGGCTTGACAGTTTTAGATACGGAAGCAAATCGTGTAGATATTTGCAGTTCAGAGCCAACTACTTACACGGCAGCAACATCTACAAATACCCTTGGAAATGAAACAAGCATAAGTATTTCAGCACCTACTGACGGAGATACGTCTGGACGTAAAGTTACTCTTAGCGCTATTACCAGTGGAACTGTAACGGGAACAGGTACAGCAACACATTATGCAATTACTGATACGGGTAACTCACGTTTGCTTGTTACTGGATCTTTATCATCAAGTCAGTCTGTAACTTCTGGAAATACTTTTAGTTTAACTGCGGTTGATATAGAAATTCCAGATCCAGCATAAGGGCTAAGCAATGGCCGTTCTTAAAAATCGGGCAAAGATGTCCACCAGTACAACGGGTACTGGAACCATTACGCTTGGCTCTGCTGAGGATGGTTATCAGACCTTTGCTGATGCTGGGGTGGCTAATGCAGATGTAGTCCGTTACGTTATTGAGGACGGTAGCAACTGGGAAATAGGCACAGGCACCTATACAAGCTCTGGCACCACCCTATCACGCACGGTAAGCGAAAGCAGCAATGCAGACGCAGCGATTAACCTTAGCGGCTCAGCGACTGTATTTATCGGGGCTACTGCTGAAGATATCCCTGCACTTTATGCTGATAATCCATCTAGCGCT